TCGACGCCTGCTTCACGCGCTGCGTCGCCGATCGCATCGAAGCCATCCGCGATCGTCTCCCCGCCGAACAACAGCGTCCGGATCTTGGCGAGACCGCCTTCCTCAGCGGCGAACGACTGAAGGACCTGCGGCCCCTGCTGCATCAGCAGCTGCTGCGGATTGATGCCGTTCGCCGACGAGCCGACGATATCGGACAGCGTGTAGATCAGCGTCTGCTTCTGATTCTTCGACAGCGCGGCGCTCTCGCCGTTCTGGCGCTTGATCGCAGCCGTCGTGTCGTCGAACCGCTTGCGCGCATCGTCCTGCGCGGTGGCCAGCTGCCGAGCGGTCAGGATACCGGCCTTCTCGGCAAGGTTTACCTCGCCGAGCTCAGCCGCCAGGCGCTGCTCGGCCGCCCAAAGCGGATCGATCGCGGCGCGCAGTTTCGTCGCGGCCGCGGTGGCCGCCTCCTCCGCGCGGAACTGCTCTTCGAACGCCTCGGCCGACTTGCGGGCCGCGCCGGTCGACCGATCGAGGTCGACCGTCGCATATTGCGATCCGGATCCGCGGTTGGCGAGCGCGGCATCGAAGTCGCCCTGGCGGGTTTCCGCGGCTGCGGCGAGCTTGGCCTCGTTCGCCATCCCCTGCCAGCGTGCCAGTGCCGATGCGTTGGCATCGAGGGACAGCCGGGTCTCATCGAACCGGGCACGGGCACGCGCCTGCGCCTCGGCGAGCTGGTCGGTCGACAGGACGCCGGATTGCTGCGCGACTGCAACGTCCGCCATCTCGGCCGCGAGGCGCTGCTCGGCCGCCCAGAGCGGATCGATCGCGGCACGCAGCTTCGCGACCGTAGCCGCCCGCTCGTCGGCCGCGCGGCTGGCGACGCGCTCTGCCTCGGCAACCCGGGCAGCAGCTTCCGCTTCGTCCCGGGCCGCAGCCTCGAACACATCGGCGGAACGGCGCGCCGCACCGGTCGAGCGGTCGGTGTTGACGGTCGCAAACTGCTGCGACGTCGGCGTTGCCAGGGCCGCGTTGAACGCGTCCTGGTTGGCAGCGCCGGCCGCCGCCAGCTTGGCCGCGGCCGCCTGGCGGCGATAGCTGGCGATCTGGCGATCGGTGAGATCGTCGACCGCCTTGCCGGCCTTCGTTGCCGATGCCTCCGCGGCGAGGCCGATCGCCGTCACCGAAGCGACGCCGTCAGCCTTCACCTCGGCAAAGTCGTTCCGAACCTGCGCCTTGCCCGCGGTTACGAGCTGGAAGCCGACGCTACGCATCGCCATCGTCGTCTCCCCCTTCATCGAAACCGTCGGACGGGTTGACCACCGACCCCTCGATCAGGGGGAGGACGGCAGCGAGCATCGGCATGTCGACGCCGGCAGCGGCGCCGGTGAGCATGACGGCAGTGAAGTCGAGCCCGACGGGTCGGGTCGTGAAGCCTTCAGGGGTGGGTACGACGATCATACGGACCTGCGACCCGATCCCGCTGATCAGGTCCCAGAGTTCTTCGCCGTCGTCCGTTTGCGGCTCATGCTTTTCGTACGGGCACGTGGGCGCGCCGGTTTCTTCATCCCGGCATCGTCCGTTTTTGCCGCTTTCGCAGGAGAGCTGGCAGTACCGGGCTCCGGCGTCGCCCCCGCTGAAGTGCCACTTCGCGAGAGCGCATAGCCGTTTTTTTCCGCGTCCCGCCGGGCCCAGGGCAGGACATATTCGCGGTCGGCCGCCTCGACCAGGCGTGGCTCGGCAAGGAACGCCGAGACGGTGCCGGGCGTGACGCCGACAACATTGCCCTCGCCATCGAAGATATCGACATCTGGCGTCGGCTGGATCGGGTTCCGATCGTCATCACCAATGCCGTCCCACTCGAGCATGCCGGCGCGCAGCATGGCCTCGGTGACGGCATCGCCTGCCATCTCGTTGGCGTCGGCAACACCGGACCGCAGCACCTCAGCGACAGCGCGCCGCGCGAGGCGCAGCGCCTTGGCGCCGACTGGTGCGAACAGCACGCGCACTGCCGGCGTGTCACCATTGGCCGGAATGAGGGTTTTCCATTCCGGCTCGGGCTTCTTGCTCAGCGCGTACATCAGGCGTTTGCCCCCGCGTCGTCATCGAGGTCGGTGTTGTCCGACGTCGAGCCGGGCTCGTCGGTTTCGTCGACCAGCTCGGGGTCGGTCTCGGCCGACGGATCCGCAACAGCAGGATCGCTCCCATCGCTCGAGCCGGGCGCATCGGTACCGCCTGCTGCCGGATCGAACTCGACCGGCTGCGCGACGACGGGCGACGTGCCCGCCTCAACCGCGCCGATCGGGGCCAGTTCGTCCACGGCAGGCACATCGATGACAACCGGCGCGAGGATCCACTGGATCTCGATCGCGCGGTCGACGACGAGGATCTGATACTTGTCGTTCTCGCGGACCAGGTTGCCGTCTTCGTCGACGGCGTAGCTCGACACGGTGCCGGCCTCGACGTCGGCGCTGATGACGCGCGGGATCGTCTCGCCGGTGGCGACGTCGACGACGCGTACGTTGCGCGCGATATCGTCGCTCGTCGTGTGATCGAGGACGGACGGTGCGGGCACCGGGTTGGTGATGATCGTCATGGGGTGCTCCTCGAGACGTGGATCAGGCGTAGCTGGCAACGTCGTTGACCAGGACGGCGGTCAGCTGCGCGGCTGCGGAACCCGAGGCCTGCCAGTTGAAGACGGCCTGGATGCCCTTGGGCCCCGAGACCGAGCGCTTCGGCTTCGGCAGGAACACGCGTGGCAGGGTGAAGACGAGGCTGGCGATATCGGTTGCCCAACCGAAGCTGAGCGCGACCGGCAACTTGCTGCGCGCCTTGTTGTAGAGCGCGAGCGTCGCAAAGCGCGTCGTGATCGAGCCGCTGGCACGGCAGACGCCGGGATCGAAGCCGCCGATGCGACCGTCGGCCCGGATGACCTCGAGCTTTTCGAGATTGTTGGTGTAGCCGAGATCCGCCGACAGAATATCGGCCGCAGCGGCACCGTCGACAGTCACCGAACCGGTCGCCTGCGCGAACCGGGGGCCAGTCAGCGCGGTCGGCGATCCGGCGATGCTGATCGTGCCCGGATCCGACTCGCCCTGGGCGATCACCGACAGCGACGCGTTCAACATGCCGGAACGCGCCATGCCGATCTTGAGCTGGTTCACCGCCGCACCGTAGTTGGTGCTGAAGACCGGGCCATCCGGGTTGCCATATTCGATCGACAACGACGGGATCATGCCGCCACCCGATTTGAACGTATGGGTGTACTTGCCGTTGACCGGGCCGGTCGTGACCGGCGCACCGAACGTCGCGCGAAGCCAGAAGCCGATGGCCTTGGTATCGACCGGCACGACGACGTCGCCATCGTTGGTGATTACGTCGTAGGTGGGGTCGAGGCCCTCCCGGCCGAAGCCGAGCTGGTCGTCCTCGAGGAGCGGCTGCTCCTCGCCCAGACCATGGCTGACCATTGGCAGCTTGAAGAAACCGGTGGCCGGGGTGGCACCGTACGACGTTTCGAACGCGGCGTTCTGCACCGTGTTGATACCAAGGGGACGGCCCATGGCGCTCTCCTGTTGTGAAAGGGGAAGGATCAGCCCAGCGCGCTGCTGGTCGAGTAGAAGGCGATGATCGCAAAGTCGGCCCAGCCGACGGCGCCAGCGCCGCGGACCTCGACTTCGCCGTCGCTGGGCGCGTCGGCGTCGAGGTAATTGCAAAGTCCGCCGAGCGTCGGATCCGCGCGGATCTCGCGGTCGAACCCCATCAGCATGTCGTCGAGGACCTGCTGGCTGCTCTTCGTGCCGGCGCCGTACCCGGCGAGCTCGATCGGGATACGATGCTCCCACCAGTAGGTCGGCGGTGAGAGATCAATCTCAGGATCGCCGGGATCGCCTGAGCGAACGATGACCATGCCGAGCGGATCGACGGTGGTCGGCTTGGCTTCCTCGGCGGTCATGCCGCGCACGACCGAATGCGGCGCCGCGCGCCTGGCCAGTTCCTTGACCGCGGTGAGGACGTCGAGACGCTTGGACAAAGGCTATCTCCAGCGCGCGTTGAGGTTCGTCTCGAACCGGGTGTTGGCAACTTCGGCGGGTACCGACAGGTCGATCGACTTCGGCTTCTTCACCGCGCGCACCAGCGTGAACATGATCACCGACTGGACCGGGCGCGGGTTGCGCGTCTTGCCGCCGCGCTCGCGGTCGGTGGCATTGCGCCACCGGCCGGTTGCCTTGCGGATGACGAGTCCCTTCAGCACCAGATATCCAACGCCGGCGTGTCGCTGGCTCGGCGTCTTGAAACCCTTGTCGCCCGGGCTGATGAACTGCAGCTTCCGGCCGTACCGGGCTTCGACCTCGTCCGGGGACAAGGCATTGCCCGATCGCTTCATCGGTACGTCATCGGTCGGGATGGCGAGGAAGCGCTTGCCGGCGCGCGCGACGATGCTGGCGCCGGTGGAATAGCTCTCGATGATCGCGGCCGCGCCGCGCCCGTCCTTTGATGGCTGCGCATAGACCCAGCCGCTCGGGTCGAGGCTGACGCGGCCCGAGCGGTTCGGGTAGCTGACGCCGCGTACCGCGTTGGCAAGACGCTCGCCAAGGCCGGCTGCGCGAACCTGCGCACGGAAGACCTCTTTCACGTCGTTGGTCGTGTCGGCCATTGCCGCGGTCATGAAACCGGCCACGTCCTGCTCGGCGCCGGTGAAGAGCTTGTCGAAGTCCGGCCCGGTGATCGAGGTGCGCAGCATCGGGCCTTACGAAACCTCGCAGGTCCAGATCGTGCCGTCGTCGTTCAGCCGCGGCTCGCCGTCGATCGTGAACTGCTCGCCAGTCCGGACGACGGTAATCGTGTCGCCGTTGACCGGTTGTGCGACCTGGGTGATCGGCAGCAGGAATATGTTCGTCGCGACGACGGAGCCGGTGCCGTTGG